CTGCATCCGGGTTGTATCGCATCCATTCATCTAGCCCAGATAGCCCTGTTTCGATGTCTGAGCCACTAGATGGAATAAAATACATACCCCTAACTGCAAAGCTCTCAAACAGGTCTGTGTTGTTCTCGTTCTCTCTAGCAAAGAAGCGAGAGTCACCTATACGTTCATATACCTCTACACCCAGATCACTTTCTATGTCTAAGAACTCATCTATGTAAGCCTGAACATCATAGCCCAGTTTCTTGGCTGCTGGACCAAACCTCCACTTGGGATCACCCGCTAATGCCCACTCTCCATAACTATCTCTGTCTGGCCACTCTCGTAGTATGGTAATAAAACCATTTATATCTACAGCAGCCCATATTGCTACATAGTTCCTAGCACCCGCAGGGTCAACGATCTGATACACCGTATGCGTGTCCTCTGTAATCTCAGGCATCTCGTTAGTTACATGGACGTTGGTATTGAAGTATGGAAACAGGGTAGTCATCGACTTAACTGGCACTCCATACGCACGGGTTAGTATCTCCTCTTTTGGTCTGCCCTGCAAGTCTTTGGCTATACGATCATAGCCACCAAAGGGGTTCTCATCTGTGTGCAGATAGACAATGCCGGCATCCCTGTTAACACTATACTGCTTTACGGGGACAGGCTCATCTAGTAACTTTGCGTGCTTAGTCTCTAGAATCTCTGCATCTCTGAGATAGTCAGCAATGAGTTCTGTGTAGCCATCGATCGGGGTAAACCCTGTGATTAGCCTAGAGTCCCTAGTAGCCAGACGGAAACGCTGTGTGTTAATTAGCGTAGAGTCCCCTAAATACTCATCGTTACCAATACCCACGTTCTCTGGGTGGTTGCCTAAATTGGGGAAGCCAAACTCAAAACCTTCCAATATGGTATGATTATTGCTAAACTGCGTATAGGTCTTGAAGTCTACGCGAGTCCTAGTGTCTGGGAAAATAAACGACTGCCCGGTAAAACCGTTCTGCATAGAGTAGTTAATGTAGCCCTCGATGCCCTTGGTCTTGCGTTTGAACTCCTTGGGCATAAACTCCCAGATAGCAGCCTGTTGAACCTTTACGGATGTATCAGCGTTCTGTGAGAACAACACTACGTGTCCATCCATGTGCTTGGTAATGGACTCCATAAATATCTTAGCCATACCTGTAGTCTTGGCACCACGGTTACCACCAAGAACCAATACCTCGTTATACTTAGACAAAGCCCACCTAATCCTATCCCAACTAACTAAGTTTACTCCGTGACGCAAGGGATCATCCAGAGTCAGCTTGATAGCATCCTCTCTCGCCTTCCATACGTCATAGACTGCTTGTGCCCCCTTTGAGTCTAAGAGAGCCTTGAGCCGCCTCTTGTCAGGGGTAGGTATCGTTGGGTGTCTAGTCCACTGCATCGTCTTCTGAATCATCTGGGTCGTTTTCAAACTCCCACTCAATCTCTATATTATCATCACCAAGCTCTAGTTGCATCTCATGCAAAAGCATTCTACCTGCTGGCAGGTGGTTGTAGTCATAAAATAGTTCTCCCTTTTCATCCATCACGATGAAGCAGTAGTTTTCGAAATGCTCTCCCAGTATCCCACGAATCTGTTCGTAGATGGGGTCATAGCTTTCATCTATTAACGACTTAGCCATCTTCCTCTACATCTATCACTTCTGCCTCTGGCAGTGCATCTATAAGGCTCATGGCTTCCTCTGGGGTAGTTATATGCCTAACCTCTATCTTCTGCACATTATTACCTGTGACATTATCAAAGGTTCTGTGTAACTTCTCCTGTGCTACCGCCAGATTAGCCAAGTCCTTAGTCTCTGCCTTCTTTATCTTCTCCTCTGCCTCAGCAGAGCCATCCAGATAACTAGAGGCAATCTTCTCTCCTATACTACTAATCTCATCTATCGTAGAGGCTAGTTGCATAGCCCTCTCCTGCCTAAACACCCTAGCCTCATCACAGGTCTTTACTATGCCATTGATGCGCCTGGCTATGTAATGGTGCATATCCAACTCCATCTTAACATCATGCATACTAGAGCCGGCTAAGAACATAGAAGCCGCTGCAAGCCATCTCTGAGGATTATTGTTAGCTAGACTATTCTTAGCCGTCCTCTCCTGCTCCATAGCAAGCATAGGGGCAAGCGCATCCCTCATCCTATCCTTTAGTTCTATGCCCGTTTCTTCGCTATTTATATCTGTCCCCATATCTATCCTCTAAACTACTCCTATCTATCTTAGGCTCTGCACCTATGTATGACTCCTCTGCTAACCTATATTGTACCCTACCGTTACCTAACTTCCTTTTACTCAAATAACCACAACTCTCTAATTCTCTCATACCACGTTGCACACTCTTAGTCTCGTCCTTGCTATCCATAGCTATCCTCTTGGCACTGAAGTCCCAGGTGGCTGGCTTTGACTTCATATACGCCCATATGCCCTTAGCCTTGAGACTTAAACGATCATCCTCCCATATACCCTCTCCGTCCTCCATCAGACTCCATACAGGGTTATACCTCCACTCAACCCCATCTAATAATGATTTCATACCCAAAGGTGTAAATTGCACCTCAGGGTATGTCAAGCTTTAGACCCAAAGGTGCAAAACGCACCTCATAAGGATACACTAAAAAACATAGCCCAATTAAATTACATTTTTTAAAGGGCAGATTATGTATATATATAACTAGATGTATATGGCAAAGCGACTCCCTCCTCCCATGTTTGCAAAAAAAATGCTTTACCGGGTTTGATTGCAAACTTGCTAGTAACAAATGCGGCAAGATCATGTAAAAAGTTTTCTTTTACAAGGCCGAGATATATTCCCCAATCGATTCCCGCATCAATTCCACATGACAAGGCCGCAAGAAAGCTTGCCATTGTAATCAGTTAAAAAGAGGTTCAATTAGTTCAACCGTTGAATGAATGTTATTAAAATAATTAAAATAAACTATTGTATAAAGGCTAAAAGTCTGAAAGTGTATTTGTATCGAAGGGCAAAACGCCTTAAGAAACTAACCAAAAAAAAACTAATCGAAATATGAAAACTAAATACTACAAAACCATTAAGCCAGTAACAGCTAAAGCGCGAATTGCAAATTTAGTAGAGGCACATAATAAAGCATGGGAAAAGCTAAGAGCTTGCGAAAAATGCGGCGGCTTTAAAGGTGACTCCGTATATGATTACAGACTTGCCGAAGCCATAACATTTTCGCAAGCTTTGCGGACTATGGGAGTAACTGAAGTAGAGTGCTTATCGGATTAAAGCTTAAAAACCCTTAAAACCCACTTGCCCGCCTTGTCTTTGACTCGTGCGGGCTTTGGGGTAGGTAATCACGCCTAACTAATAACTAATAATAGAAAGTAATAAAATGAAATTAAAAACAGCACTTAACAAATGTAAGCAAGTTTTTGTTCTTATTCCGCTAAATATGCACACGGACACAACTCAACTCAAAATTAGCAAGGCTCAGGCAATTACAGTTCTTGAGGGCTACCTAGAATTACAGGATGAATTTGAGGATGGACGCTTTGAGGATAAAAATATCATTGCAGAATACGACTCAAGTTGGGGTACGCTTTGGATAGGCTAGCCTAAGCCGCACCTTCAAACCCTTGCCCGCCTTCGTTAGTTCGTCGCGCGGGCTTTGGGGTGTCCAAAAACGGACTAAATACAAACCAATAATAGAAAGTATATAAAATGAATATTGAAATTGAAATTAAAAATGTTTACGGCAACGAATTGAAATATATAGTTGATCAAGACAAAGCCCTTTTACTATCACAGTTAACTGGCCGAAAGACTTTAACCGATGAAGACATTAAAGCTTTAAAGGGCCTAGGATTTACCTTTTCGGTTTTCACGCCTTCAATCTAATAACAATGGAGAAAGCAATATAATGAATCGCACACAAGCGAATGAAATAGTTAACTCCATTGATTCACTCGAAACAATTAAGGCGGCTTTGCAAGCGTGCATGGATCGCGAGCCTGAGAGGATATACAAGACGGGGACATGGCAATACCATGCAAAAAAGCTTTTATCTTGGCTAGATAGCGGCATGGAAAGCGCAACACCCTATCGAGTATTTCAGGCGCAAGGAAATAAGAAACTACCCTTTTATGCTTTCTCTAGTCTTGCGCTAGCGGACTGCCCGGGCAAGGGTGATTGCGTCAAATTCTGTTATTCTTTAAAAGCATGGCGGTATCCCGCAGCATTCTTTAGACAAGTGCAGAACAGTTTGCTTTTACGCTTTCAAAATGAGGCGGTTGCCAGTGCTTTCCATGCAATACCAGAAAGCAAAACAGTGCGCTTGTTTGTAGATGGTGATTTTAAAGACGTTGAAACCTTGCGCTTTTTTATGGATTTATGCAAGGCAAGACCTGACTTGCGTTGCTATGGATACTCGAAAAGTTGGCATGAATTTATTACATTGAATGCAAGCGGGTATCAATGGCCTGACAATTATTTGACGAATGCAAGCTCAGGTTCTAAATGGCACAAGACTGGCATTGCAAACG